CCGAGATGGGAGGTAAAGCGTCTCTTTAGTTAGGTAGGTCGAAAGATAACCTAGCGCTTTGTTTCGTCTCGCAGCATATGCTGTGACGGAGACAAGCACAGTCTCGTTTTACCACTCATCGGGGTGGCCCCGTCGTAGAAATACGGCGACTTGTATCTTATTAGATACAGCAAACTTCTTCTCTGTCGTTTAACAGAGTTCCCATTCGGGGGTTGCCTTCAGCTTCTAGGGGCTTAATCGCGCCCTAGGAGGAACTGAGGGTTTCGAGCGGTAAGACCGTTCATAAACATAAAACAAAATAATATGATTATGAAAACACGTTTAAATGCTTTAACAAAGTACTTTGGTACAATGTATAAGCGTTTAGAGGCGTCTCGAAACTGGCAACACGCTTTAAAAAGCGAAAGAAGTATGATAGGATATCTGAATAGATTACCTATCCTACTTCTAGGAAGTTCTGGTCGCTCATGGATTTTAGCAATAATTACGTTTTCCCGCATTGCATTAAAAACTTCATCCCATGAAGGTATCAAAGGTTTGGCTATCCTGCTGAAAACTTGTCACACAATGTTGATCAAGGCTAAAGCAGGGCGCCCTATCGTAGGTACTCAGACGGCATTAGGCCGTCGTGTGGGATCCACTGGAAGAGGATTACCGAGAATAATACCCTCGGTACATCGTAAGATGATCCTCCGCGGCGATAATAGAGTATTTATCTTCTGGTTATCACTATTTTCTATATATAGAATTTGTAATTATCTCGGAAAAATAAATATTCGAACAATCACTGCGCCCGGACCTAAAATAGATTTAAAGCCTTATACTGATTTTATATCAGTTTTCTTCATTAGAAGCCACTTAGATATTTCTAAAATGGCTAAAATTGAGGGATGGGCTCCTAAACTTATTACTAAGTCTGGACCCGGAGTGGTATCTGCCCCTAACAAGGGATCACAAAAGATTATGCCTATCGTAAATATGTACGATACTACAGCAGCTATGCTGGTACAGGCCATCCAACTCGTAAAGAATCCAAGATTCAGTGAGCTCTTCTCTGCATTCAGAGAATTTGCTTTTGCTACTGGACAAGAAAGTCTAGTCGCTCAAATCACTAAGTTGGCTGGTCAGGCAAGTCAGATACCAGAAGTTTCCCAGAGAACGGTTACAACAGTAGTCCGTGAAGGGAGAAAGAGACGTACCAAAAAGAAGGTCGTCAGCTTTCTTCCGCACTACCTTGGTCGCTTAGGAGCCAAGGAAGAACCTGGGAAAGTGAGAGTATTCGCGATGGTAGATTGGTGAACTCAAATGGTTCTACGTCCTGTTCA